GCGAGGAGACCTTCCTCGCCGCGTCCCTCGCCAAGAACCCCGAGCCGGTCGTGTGGGCCGACAACACCGAGCTGGGCAACAAGATCGCCACGACCGTGAAGACCATGCTCGCCTTCCACTCCGACCAGCTCGTGCTGCGCCGGAAGCTCGCCTTCACCGTCCGCCAGTGGAGCATCTACCACCTCGGCGTCCTCAAGTACGGCTGGCGCAAGGTGGACGCCCAGGGCATGCCCGACTACTCGATGGGCGGCTACGGCTCCCCGGAGGAGAAGGCCGACATCGGGGACGTGGACATCTCCAACCGCCGCATCCAGAACTTCGTCTTCGACCCGGACGGGTACGTTGACGCCTACGGCGACTTCGTGGGCGGCATGGGCGAGCGCGTCGAGGTGACCGCCGAGGTGCTGGCCAAGATGTTCCCGAAGCACAAGGACTACATCGCCGGCCAGGTGGACGGGAAGATGGGGACGAAGGTGACCTACACCGAGTGGTGGGGCGCGGACGACACCTTCACGTTCTGCACGTTCAAGGACAGGGTGCTCGACAAGAGCCGCAACCCGTACTTCAAGTACGCCGAGTCGCTGACCGACCCGGTGACCGGCCAGGAGGCGGTCGATCCGGCCACGGGGCTGCCCGTGCTGTCGAAGGCCCGCAACCACTTCGCGCAGCCGAAGAAGCCGTACACCTTCCTCAGCGTGTTCTCGCTCCAGGAGCAGCCGCACGACATGACCGGCCTCATCGAGCAGAACATCGCCAACCAGAACAAGATCGCCGCCCGCTCTGAGCAGATCGACTACAACGTGCGGGCGTCCAACAACGGGTTCGCCTTCTCGGAGGACAACTTCAACCAGGAGACCGCCAAGCAGGCGGCTACCGCGCGGGCTAAGGGGAACCCCATCCTCATCCCCTCGGGCGGCCCCATGGACAAGGCCATCATGCCGCTCCCGGCCCAGGATTTGCCGGCCGCCATCTTCAACGAGGTGGAGACCGCCAAGAACGACCTCCGCTCCTCGTGGGGCATCCAGGGTATCGTGTCCCAGCCGGACGACGAAGACCTCACCGCGCGTGGCCAGATTCTCAACCAGGCCAACGACAGCTCGCGCATCGGCGGCGGCATCGGCCAGGCCATCGAGCAGGTCGCGGACTCGGCGTTCAACTGGCTCGTGCAGCTCTACTACGTCTTCTACGACGAGAAGCACTTTGCCGCCGTCATGGGCAACGCGAAGGCGGTGGAGTTCGTCACGCTCTCGAACCAGGACCTCGACCGGCAGCTCATCGTGTCCGTCGCGCCCGACTCGCTCAAGCCGAAGGACGAGATCACCCAGATCAACCTCGCCCAAGCCCTGTTCGACAAGGGCGCGATCGGCCCCAAGACCCTGCTCAAGCAGCTCGACTTCCCCGACGCGGACGAGGCGGCCGCCGACGGCATGCTCTACAAGCTCGATCCCATGTCCTACATGATGCTGAACTTCCCGGACTTCGCGGCGAAGCTCCAGGCGGCCCAGCAGGCGAACATGATGGCGCAGGCGCAGGGCGCGGCGCAGGCGAACGCCGCCTCGGGCCTCACCCCCGGCGGCTCCGACGTGCCGGCCCCGGAGGGCGTGACCGAGCCGGAGGGGAACCTCGCCAAAGACCCCGCCTCGGCGGCGCTCTCCGAGGTGCCGCTGCCCCCCTTGCAGCAGGGCGGCCCGGCGATGGCTTAACTAACACACGACCATGAGCGGAATCATGAAAGCCCTGTCCCAGAAGATTAGCGGCGTCGCCAGGAAGGTGAACAGCGGCGTCTCCGATGCCATGTCCTACCCGGCCCGCGCCTACTACGGCGCGAAGGCCAAGAAGGCCAACTACCAGGGCGACGTGCTCCAGCGCGAGCGGCGCGAGAAGCTCCTGCCCGACCAAGACCGGAAGGGCAACTACACCGACGCCTACAAGAACCGCATCGTCGCGGACGGCATCCGCCGCAGGCACGGGAAGTAAACTAACCAAGAGACATGGCACCCAAGAAGAACCCAAAGGCCGACGCCCTTGAGAGCATGGTCGGCAAGAAGATTACCGACGGCCCGACCCGCAAGCTGAAGGTCAAGAGCGAGGGTAAGGGTATGGGATTCGACACGCACCTCACCATGTCCGGGTCGGCAAAGTACCCCCGCGTGGCCAAGCTCACCGGGTACGAGAAGACGAAGGGCCGCAAGCCCTTTAAGATTGATGGGGATGACATCCCTTGGTAGCCACTTATCCACACGCCCTTAGCGTTTGACACGTCCCGACGTATACTTTGTCCAGCAGACGCGCAGACCAATCGGAACGACTTACCAAACTAGGCGACCCAATGGCACTCTCACCCGAAGACCGCAAAGATGTAGCCCGCAGCTTCGGCAAGAAGGCAGCCACGGCGGTGTCTAAGGCTACTCACGACAAGCCGAGTCGCTCGATGATGCGCTCACTGAACGGGGTAAAGTTCAGCGGCAAGTCTGCGGCCGAGCACACCGGTGGCAAGGAGTTCGGTGGGACAAAGCTGTACCGAGATACGATGAAGTCTCTCGGGAAGTCCCGCGCCCTCGACCAGAAGGCGGGGAAGCCTCCCGCAGACCACTACGGGACTAGGATTGCGCCCCACAAGAGCAGCCACCACCCCACTAGGGACGAGAACTAGCGGCCGAAGTTCCTTTCACGGGTAAAACAAACCAAAAGCACTACAAGATCGGAGCCTGTTTGGCTTCCGTGTGGTTGGGTAGTGCTTTCCACGCGGCAGCTAAACAGTCCCCGAGAGGGGGCTTTTGGTTGCGCGAGCAGCCAAGCCCGATGGCTTGTAAAGCTGGCCGAGAATTAGCTTGCATACAAAGACCTAGCGATAGGCGTAACCGCCCGAGAGGGCAAACACCACATGAACGAGCACGAGCAGTTCCTTAAAGACCTGGACAACGACCAGAACACCGGCGCGGACATCCTGACGCAGCCGCTGACGCCCGAGACCCCTGACAAGGCTCCCGAGGTGCCGGCGGATACGCCCGAGGTCGCGGAGTTCGAGGAGATCGACGGCATCAAGCCGAAGAACCGCCGCGAGCGCCGCCTCCTCAGCAAGATGCAGGCCGAGCGCGAGTCCGCCATTTTCCTTGCCGAGAAGCTCGCCACCCGCGAGGACGCGAAAGCGGCCGTGTCGGAGGAGGGCGACTACCTCAAGAAAGTGGAGCGCATCTACGGCACCGAGTCCCCCGAGGCGCAGATCGCGACCGACCTGCTCAAGCAGGCGCTCGTGGGCGTCCGGGACGACGCGGAGAACCGCGCCTACGCCCGCATCCGCGAGGAGCAGGCACGCGCGGCCGCCGAGGAGTCCGAGGCCGTCGGGGAGCTTGAGAGCTTCGTCGAGGACATCGAGGACACCTACGGGGTGCGCCTCACCGACGTGCAGGAGCGCTCCTACTTCGAGCTCATGCGGAAGATGTCCCCCAAAGACCGCGAGGGTAACGTGACCGGCTACGCCGACCCGCACGCGGTGTGGGAGGTGTTCCAGGAGCGCTCGTCCAGGAGGGCTGCGCCGAGCCGGGCCAAAGACCTGTCCGCCCGTTCGATGACCCCCAGCGGCGCGTCGGCCGAGTCCACGCTCCCCGACGACGCCACCGCACGAGCCCTGCGAGAGATGGGCATTATCTAAAACCTTAGTCCTAACAGTTACCAACCATGCCTCCCGGAGTAAACATCACGACCACGACCAACCAGTACCTAGCACCCTTCTGGGTAGACCAGGTGCTCCGCGACAACTACTTCTTCGGCCGCATCATGCAGAAGACGAAGAAGTGGGACGGAGCCCAGATGCTCATCCCGATCAAGTACCAGAAGGGCGTATCGTCCGTCGCCTTCAACGGCTACGACCTGCTCCCGACCACGCAGCAGCCGACCACGGTGAACATGACGTTCTACCCGACCTTCATCGCCACCAACGTCTCGCTCTCCGGCTCCGACATGTCCGTGAACGAGACCCCGATGCAGACCCTCAAGCTGCTCGCGGTCGAGATGGAGTCCCGCAAGCAGGACGCGGCCGACGACGTTGGCAACTTCCTCCAGGGTGACGGCACCGGCTTCGGCGGCAAAGCCCCGAACGGCCTGGCCAACACCATCGACAACGGCACGGTCGCCCCGACCTACGGCGGCCTGTCCCGCACGACCTACGCCGGCCTGAACGCGACCGTGACCGCTTCCGGCGGCACCATCTCGCTCGTGAAGGTTCGCACCCTGTGGAACGCCATCAGCGACGGCCCGGTTATCCCGGACTTCGTGCTGACCGACTACACCACCTGGGGCTACTTCGAGCAGCTCCAGACCCCGTACCAGCGCAACAACCAGGACTTCTCGCCGTCGATGCGCACCGTCGCCCAGACCTCGGGTTACACCGAGCAGCGCTGGGACGGCATGATCATCAGCCGCGACAAGAAGGTGACGACCGGGTACTTCTACATGATGAACCTGGCCGACACCCTCGACTGGTACGCGCTCAAGTGGTGGGAGGGCGAGAAGGTCTCCCCGAAGGCGAAGGACATCCAGGGCAACGTGTACGAAGACCGCATCTACGCGCCCGGCAACGCCTTCACCTGGACGGGCATGATCAAGGCCTACAACCAGGGAACCATCAACGGTTTCATGATTCTCGGCGGCCAGCTCATCTGCAAGGCTCCGTTCCGCAACGGCGTCCTGACGGGTATCACCGGCGTCTAACGCAACCGCTATGTCTATCAGCTTCTACGACGTGTTCCCCGCCGGCCGTGGCACGGGCGTGTCCGTGGACGGCCTCACCGGCCCCACGGGCCCGACCGGCCCGACTGGCCCGACCGGCCCGACGGGCCCGACCGGGCCTACTGGCCCGACCGGAGCCTCGGCCTAGTCCGATTAGCTATGCGCCCTCGCCGCGATCCCCCAACGTTTAGGTGGGCGGTAGTAGCAGGGGTATAAACACCAACAGTCTTATGTCTCGAATCACACAGAAGGGTCAGGGTTCCCCGCTCGCGCTCGTGGCGA